ATAGAAGACGTGGATTTAAACCTTCAAAAACTACACAAAGAGTTATGGATGCTTTAGGAAAACGTAATAAACCAGTTGTCGCAAAAAAAATGGGCGGAGGCATGATGCAACCTGCAATGCCTATGTATAAAAAAGGTAAAATGATAAAAGCAAGAGGTGGTGGATTAGCTAAGACTAAGCCTACAAAAATGTATTAAGGGGGGTCTAATGTCCCTCAAGACATTACTTCAAGGAGCTAAAGAATTAATAAAAGCTGGTAAACCTAAAACGTCACCGGCCACCGGAAAACAACAAGGTCTTCTAACTTACGATAAAGCTGCTTCTCAAAAAAGTGGTATTGAATTAGCAGAACAAGAATTAAAAAATCCTCCAGTAGTTTTAAAAAAAACAAAACCTTTACACATGGGTGATGATACATCACCTGCTTTTGGATCATCTACTTACGATTGGATCATGAGAAAAGGTAAAGGTAATTACACAGCCGATGAATGGCTTGATCATTTAACTTCAACAAGAGATGTAAAGATTGATATTTTTGGGAGACCAGCTACTCAGAAAATAAGAGCTGCTAAAAGATTTAAATACGACACAGGTCCTTTTAGAGGTAAAGAGGTCGTTATAGGTAAAGAGGAATTATTTGATTCTAATTTAGCAATTTTTAATGAAGCTGGAGATCTTACAGGTGGTTTATTATATGCAGCTAAAAAATTTGGATTAAAATTAAATGCTAATGATTTGGGGGCTATGATAAAATTAAATCCATTAAATAGGATAAAACCTGTTGAGTTTGGTGGTGAAATAAAAGGCATAGAAAAATTTAAACAAGCTATTAAAGCAGGTGGAGAAACTTTAGAATCAATAGATAAAAGATATTCTCAAGAGGGAGTATTAGGTTTGGTTGATGATCTAGATGAAGCTATTTTTCAACTTAAAGGTGTTGCAGATGCCTCTGGTGGAAGACAAGCATTAGATGCTTTTAATAGAAAAATGATTCAAGCTAAAGCAAATGCTATGTTAAAACCAAATGATAAAATATTATTAAATAAGGTTCAAGGTGAAATAAATCAATTAGCATCAACAGTCAGACCTAGACAAACTTTCTATAAAGATGAAACTAATTATACTTTACAAGGTGGTAAAAATTATTCTGAAACAGTTTTTCATTTGGATGAACCAATCCCAACAAACTCAACTGATTTACTTTCAGGAGGACATTTTTCACAAACCGGATTAAAAAATCAAGTTTACCATGTTAGATTCGATACAAGGTTTACACCTGAAGGTAAAAAAGTTTTTTTAGTTCACGAAATTCAATCAGATATAAATCAAGACATCGCTAAAGAATTACCAAGAGCTTTACAATTTGCTGGAACAAAAAGAATAAATCGTTTTCAACAAGATTTAGAAACAAAATTATTAATGCAAACTAGAGACAGATTTATTAAAGATTTAGATGATGCAGTAAAATCACAAGACTCAGCAAGAGTTGATATTGCTTCTAAAAATTTAAGAGAGATGACAAATAAAATAAAAAATCTTGCAGAACAAAAAGAATTCGACTACTTACCTCTTATTGAGGCAGAAGCTTACTCTGATCATGCAATAAAATATCTTGTTCAAAAAGCAGCTCGTGAAGGAGTTGATTACGTTGCAGTTGCCCCTTTTGATAAATTAAGTTTTAGACAACTCTATGCAGCAGGTAATGAAAGAGTTTACGGTTATGCATCTGGTAAAGGTATTGGTAAACAAGGTAGAGCTGTTGTGCCAGAGATCATGAAAAAACTTGGAAATTTATATGGATCAAAAGCTGGACCAGTAAAAATATCTTTATCCGATCCAAAACTGCCGTATAAAAAAGTTAGCAAAGACACTTTTAAATATGAATCAGCTAATACGGGAAATAAAAAACCTATTGCAGAAAATCACCCATTTAAAGGTAAAACAATACAAAGTATTTATCATGAAGATGCAGTAAAAAATCCTAAAAAAGGTTATAAATTAATATTAGAAAATGATCCAAGGTTGTATTTTGATGCTTTCTCCATTAAGGTTACTCCTTTAATGAGGCAAACACAGAAAACCTACAGATCTAAGGGCGGACTAGTGGTAGATATATTTAAACCTGTGAGGTACAATCAAGTATGGCTATAGAAAAAAATAACGAAATAATTGAAGAAACAGCTAGAGTGGAATCTGATGAGCAACCTCAAGGTTTACCACCTGATGTTGTTATTGAAGGTGATGAAATTGTAGAAGAGACACCACAAGATAATTTTAATGATAATCTTGCTGAAAACATGGATGAGAGAACCTTAAGCTCCATGGCAGGTGAATTAATTCAAGAATATAAAAAAGATAAATTATCAAGAAAAGAATGGGAAGACGGATACATTAAAGGTTTAGATTTACTTGGAACTAAGTACATGGATGTAACAAGACCTTTTAAAGGAGCATCTAATGTTACTCATCCAATGTTAGCAGAATCTGTTACACAATTTCAAGCACAAGCATACAAAGAACTTGTACCTAGTGATGGCCCAGTTAGAACTCAAACTGTTGGAGTACAGACACCACAAGTAGAAGCACAGGCAGAGAGAGTAAAAGATTATATGAATTATCTCTTAATGGAAGAGATGGAGGAGTATACAACTGATATGGATCAAATGTTGTTTTACTTACCATTGTCAGGATCAACATTTAAAAAAATTTACTTTGATGCATTACTAGGAAGACCAGTATCTAAGTTTATACCTGCTGAAGAGATGGTAGTGCCTTATTATGCTTCTGATTTAAAAGATTGTGAAAGAATCACACATGTCATTAAAATGACTAAGAATGAAGTGATTAAAAAACAAGCAGCAGGATTTTATAGAGACATAGAATTAACAGAGGGTGAACCAGAACCAGATCCTCTAAAGAAAAAAATTAATGAGATTGAAGGCGTAAAAAAAACTGGTGATGATTATTTACATACAATATTAGAAATGCATGTGGATTTAAATCTAGATGATTATGAAAACTTTGACGATAAAGCTAAAAAAATTAAAATACCTTACATAGTTACTATAGATGAAGGCTCTGGTGAAATACTATCTATTTACAGAAACTATAAACCAGATGATTTAAATTATTCTAGAATAGAATACTTTGTTCATTTTAAATTTTTACCTGGTTTAGGTTTTTATGGGTTTGGTTTAACACACATGATAGGTGGATTAAGTAGAGCTGCAACACAATCTTTACGACAATTGATAGATGCAGGTACTTTAAAAAATTTACCAGCAGGATTTAAGTCCAGAGGTATTAGAGTTAGAGATGATGATCAGCCAATACAACCTGGAGAGTTTAGAGATGTCGATGCTCCAGGCGGAAACATACGTGATCAATTTTTTAATTTACCTTTTTCAGAACCAAGCACAACATTATTCAACCTTTTAGGATTTGTTGTACAAGCAGGACAAAAATTTGCTGCGATTACAGATTCAAATATTGGTAACGACACACAAAATAGAGCTGTTGGGACTACAATTGCACTCATGGAGCGTGGTTCTAGAGTGATGAGCGGTGTTCACAAGCGATGTTACTATGCAATGAGGTTAGAATTTAAAATTTTAGCAAGAATTTGTGGAGAATTTTTACCACCAGAGTATCCTTACGATGTTTATGGTGGCCCAAGACAAATAAAATCTACAGATTTTGATCAAAGAGTCGACATTTTACCTGTTGCAGACCCAAATATCATGTCAATGGCCCAAAGAGTGACTCTTGCACAGACACAATTACAAATTGCACAGTCAAATCCACAATTACATAACATACATGAAGCATATAGACGTGTTTATGAAGCTCTAGGAACAAAACAAATTGAAACTTTGTTAAAACCTGCACCAAAACAGCCAGAACCTCTAGATCCTGCAAAAGAAAATGCACGTGCTTTACAAATGAGACTATTAACTGCGTTTGAATTTCAAGATCATGACGCTCACATTGCTGCACACACAGCATTTATGAACTCAAGAATGGTTCAAATCAATCCACAAGTGTATGCACTGCTGCAATCACACGTGTCAGACCACATTTCATTCAAAGCAAGAGCAGAAATTAATAGTTCTATGATGCAAAATCCAGAAATGATGCAACTTCAACAGCAAGATCCTGAACAATTCCAAATTATGTACGATGCACAAGTGGCACAAAGAGCATCAGAGATTACAGCAGAGCTTGTTCAAAGTGAAATGGCGGCTAATGCACAAAAACAAGATCCGTTGGTAAGAATTAAACAGCAAGAAGTTGATTTAAGAGCTATGGACATGCAGAGAAAAGCAGAAGAAGTACAATTCAAACAAGAACAAGAAAATCAAAGAGAGTTAGCTAAATTACAATTTGATTATGATAGATTAAGTCAGCAAGACAGACAGTCTGATGAAAGATTAGATATAGCGAGGCAAAAACTTGAGAAGAAATAATGAAAGAGGATTAAGTGGTGGAGTGAAATCTGGGCCACCCCCTGAAAGAGGACCAAAACCACAAGGTCTGAAGAATGGGGGCTGTCCGCACAGAGAAACGGGAGCTAAATCTGACATCAAAGGAATTAAAAACATACAACTTACCGGTAAAAAATTCATCGGTCTACGATAATCTATCAGATAACGAAAAATTAATTTTTTTATCAGGTGTTTTTGATGGTGAGGGTAGTTTTGGTATTTGGTCAAAACTAAAAACTAAAAAATACTTCGCATGTTCAGTAGAAATGACAGATAAAGACATGATTCAAAGGTTTTACAAGTTCTTTGGAGGTTGTATGTATCTTTGTAAACGTAGAAAACAACATCATAAAGACACATGGAGATGGAAGATCAATGGTCAAGGGGCTTTATCTACAGTCGATAAAATGATAAATTATTTAAGTAATAGACGTAAGGAGAAATTTAAGAATGTGGTTCAGTGCCTTAAAATTAGCAATTAGTGCTGGCAGTAAAATTTATGCCAATAAGCAAAAAGCTAAAGTTGCAATGTCTGATGCTCAATTATTACATGCAGAGCGTCAAGCAAGAGGTGAGGAAGCTTATCAGGGTAAACTTTTAGAGGCTCGTCAAAATGACTATAAGGACGAGGTGGTTCTTGCCATACTTACTTTGCCCATTCTGGTTCTTGCATACGGAGTTTGGTCAGACGATCCTGCTGCCATGGACAAGATAAAAATTTTCTTCGAACATTTTCAGTCGCTGCCGACCTGGTTTACAAATTTGTGGATCCTTGTCGTGGCGAGCGTTTTTGGTATAAAAGGAACACAAATATTTCGTAATGGAGGAAAAAAATAGATGACTAAATTATGTCCAAGAGGTAAAGCGGCAGCAAAAAGAAAATTCAAAGTATATCCGTCAGCATATGCTAATGCCTATGCTAGTAAAATTTGTGCGGGTAAAATTAAAGATCCATCTGGTGTAAAAAGAAAAGATTTTAGAGGCCCTAAACCAGCTGCTGAGGGAGCTATGATTAATAAACCAAAAAAATTAATGGGTGGTGGACCAGCAGGTTTTCTAAGCATATTTAAAAAAAAGGATAAACCAAAACAAGTTAAAGATGAGAATAACAAGCCTGCAAAGAAAAAGAAAAAAAGATTAGAAGAATTAAAAAAAGAAATTGAAAATTTAAATATGGGTGGAGTAGCTAAAACTGCTGGAGCTCAATCTGCGATGGGTAGATTAGAAAAATCTGGAATGAAATTTACTAAAGGCGGCATGGCAGATTATTATAAAGATCTAGTGTAATGCAAAAAAACATTCAGTACCTCAAAGAAGGTGGCTTAAAAAAATGGTTTCAACAAAAATGGGTGGATATTGGGAGCAAACGAAAAGATGGTTCCTACGCACCTTGTGGCCGTTCCAAATTAGCAGCGGATCGAAAGAGAGCATATCCAAAATGCGTCCCTGCTGCAAAAGCGGCAAGGATGACAGAATCCCA